GTTGAAGCACCCATTGAAGCACCTATTGAAGCACCCGTTGAAGTTTCAGTTGAAGCACCCGTTGAAGTTTCAGTTGAAGCACCCATTGAAGCACCTATTGAAGCACCCGTTGAAGTTTCAGTTGAAGCACCCGTTGAAGTTTCAGTTGAAGCACCCATTGAAGCACCTGTTGAAGCACCCGTTGAAGTTTCAGTTGAAGCACCCATTGAAGCACCTATTGAAGCACCCGTTGAAGTTTCAGTTGAAGCACCCGTTGAAGCACCTATTGAAGCACCTGTTGAAGCACCCGTTGAAGCACCAGTTGAAGCACCTGTTGAAGCACCCATTGAAGCACCTGTTGAAGCACCAGTTGAAGCACCTGTTGAAGCACCTGTTGAAGCACCTGTTGAAGCACCCGTTGAAGCACCTGTTGAAGCACCAGTTGAAGCACCCGTTGAAGCACCTGTTGAAGCACCCGTTGAAGCACCTGTTGAAGCACCCGTTGAAGCACCCGTTGAAGCACCTATTGAAGCACCCATTGAAGTTTCAGTTGAAGCACCTGTTGAAACACCTGTTGAAGCACCCGTTGAAGCACCCGTTGAAGCACCCGTTGAAGCACCCGTTGAAGCACCTATTGAAGCACCCGTTGAAGTTTCAGTTGAAGCACCTGTTGAAACACCTGTTGAAGCACCCGTTGAAGCACCTGTTGAAGCACCCGTTGAAGCACCTGTTGAAGCACCCGTTGAAGCACCCGTTGAAGCACCTGTTGAAGCACCTGTTGAAGCACCCGTTGAAGTTTCAGTTGAAGCACCCGTTGAAGTTTCAGTTGAAGCACCTGTTGAAGCACCCGTTGAAGCACCTGTTGAAGTTTCAGTTGAAGCACCCATTGAAGCACCCATTGAAGCACCTATTGAAGCACCCGTTGAAGCACCCGTTGAAGTTTCAGTTGAAGCACCCGTTGAAGTTTCAGTTGAAGCACCCATTGAAGCACCTGTTGAAGCACCCGTTGAAGCACCTGTTGAAGTTTCAGTTGAAGCACCCATTGAAGCACCCATTGAAGCACCTATTGAAGCACCCGTTGAAGCACCCGTTGAAGCACCTGTTGAAGCACCTGTTGAAGCACCCGTTGAAGCACCTGTTGAAGCACCTGTTGAAGCACCCGTTGAAGCACCCGTTGAAGCACCCGTTGAAGCACCTGTTGAAGCACCTGTTGAAGCACCCGTTGAAGCACCTGTTGAAGCACCCATTGAAGCACCTGTTGAAGTTTCAGTTGAAGCACCTATTAAAGTATCTGTTAATAATGATGTAATTAATCTAAAACAAATAGAACAAGAGACAAAATTAGATGAACTTTATGAATTTGATTTAAAAATATATAATAAATTTAAAAATCAAAAAGAAAAAATAGAAAACTTTGAAATACCAGAAGTATTTATTTTAAAATATAATATTTATAAAAAATTAGAAGAATATAATGAATTAAATAAAAATGCATTTAAAATAGAATGGAAAAAACTAATATCTCCAATTTATTATAATTTATTTAATAATAATTAATTTACAAATTAAATCTAATTTTAGTTAATGTATAAACAATTTGATATTGATTTAATTAAAAAAAACATAGATATAATTAAAGAAGATGCTACTAAAAAGAGACTGGAAATACTAGAACCAACATTAAAAGAATTTAAAGAAGTTTATAGTGTAATATTAGATTATATAAAAAGCAAAAAAAGAATAATTTATGGTGGTTATGCACAAAATCATTTAATTAAAATAAAAAATAAATCGGATGAATTTTATAAAGAAATAGATTTAGCCGATATTGAATTTTATACTACTGAACCTTTAACAGATGTTATAGAACTATGTGATTTATTATATTCAAAAAATTTTAAATACGTCCAAGGTTCAGAAGGTGTTCATAATGATACATACAAGATATTTGTTAATTTTATTAATTATTGTGATTTAACTTATATGCCTAAAAATATTTATGATAATGTACCTAAAATAGAAAACAATGGTTTTTATTATATTCATCCTCATTTTATGTTAATTGACGCATTTCGTGTTTATGCCGATCCATTAACATCATATTTTAGATTAGATAGAACATTTTTTAGATTTTCAACATTAATAAAACATTATCCGTTTAATTTATCTTTATATAAAAATACAACACAATATAAAAATGAAAATAAAGATACTAAAAAATTTATTAGACATAAAATATTTCATAATTCACAATTAATTATAATTGGTCATTATGCTTTTAATTATTTAGTTAAAAAGATTGATAAAACATTAGTAGTTGACAATTTTCCTTACTATCAAGTTATCAGTATTAATTATATTGAAGATAAAGTTAAAATTGGTAATTTTTTAAGAAATAATTTTAAAAATATAACATCAACCGAATTTAATGTTTATTTTCAATTTTATGATAAACATACTGAATATTATCAGAATAATGTATGTATATTAAAAGTATATGGTCATAATAATAGATGTATTGTAAATCATTTTTCTGAAAATAAAAAAGTTTATTTTGGAACATTTCAATTAATATTTTTATATCTATTAATTGATTATCAATATGCAATTACAAGAAGAGATTATATAGAACAAAATAATTATATTATTTTAATAAGTAGATTACTAAAAGCTCGCGAGATGTATTTGAATAAACATAATAAAACAATTTTAGAAAGATCACCTTTTCAAGAATTTACATTACAATGCTTAGGTTCAACCGAAGATCCATTAAGAATGTCAAGACTAGAAGAAAGAAAAAAAAAGGATGCTAGAAAATTAATTAAATTTAGATATGAACCTAAAGGTAAACCTGGAAAAATACCAAATTTTAAATTTGATAATATTTCAGGAAATGAAATATTAAAAAAATAATTTACTATTTAGTTTAGTCATATATTAGCATTATATATAAGCTTTAATGATTATATAAAATAATCGTTATTTTAAGATTAAAAATAAAAATTGAAAATTTAAGTGTTTAATGGTTCCATAAAGTAATTACTATTATTCTAGAACGATCGCGATGAGTCGCCGCAGCTGGGCATCCCGCTCCACTACGCCCACGCCTACGCACCCACAGCGTGATCAGTATCCGACGATGCAATCGCACAACGCGTACATGATGTCATCGCGTGATCAGTATCCGCCACCGCGTGATCAGTATCCGCCACCGCGTGATCAGTATCCGCCACCACGTGATCAGTATCCGCCACCGCGTGATCAGTATCCGCCACCGCGTGATCAGTATCAGCCATCGCCACCGCCGCAGTTCGCCTATGCGCCGCCACCGCAGCAGTTCGCCTATGAGCAGCAGCCGCCGTCTTCGCGCCAGCCTCCGTCTCCGCGCCAGCAGTTGCAGCACGACTATGAATATCAGTCGCCGCACGACAACTCGTCATCGCGTTATGCCTCGGACCAACGGTCTCGCAACCCGCAACGCGACCCGTCCTACGGCGCGTCTCGCGGCGCATCCCGCTGCGCATCCCCTGAGTCGTCTCGTGGCCCGTCCCGGAACTCGTCCAAGCCTCGTTTCACGGCGGAACAAGAAAAGGCACGCCAGCAAATGCAGGTTTGCACAAATAGAGATCGGACCACGGGAGATTTTTACTGTCACTTCCAAGTATGCGAACGCGGTCACCATGGACCATTTATGGATCCAAATGGATTCGCTATGGTACGAGGCAAAGACCGTGGCTGTATTGCTCCACCCGCCTTGCACACCATGCCACGCGACAAGGCGACCGTCCCTGAAGTTCCAGGCGACGAAACCGACTCTCTACTATTGGCCGCAAGCGTCCAGTTAGAGGAGCTCCGTCTTGGAATTCCGTAAAGGCACAGTGAGTAAGTAGAGTTTAAAAAGCTCAACTTACGACGACATAGTTGACTGACAAGTCACCTGTGTCAGGAAGGATGCAGATGTGCATGGAGAAAACGTCAACTTCTATGACTCTCTTTCAAAGAGAGGAGAAGAGCTATATGGCTCAAAGAAGACGTCAACTTCGACAACTCCTTCAGGGGAAAGGAAGGGAAGGGAAGGGAAAGGAAAGACCATGTGATGCATAGGTGCATGGAGAAAACGTCAACTTCTATGACTCTCTTTCAAAGAGAGGAGAAGAGCTATATAGCTCAAAGAAGACGTCGACTTCGATAACACCGTTGAACTTGTCAAGTAACGAGTCATACGATGCCATGGCAGGAGAGAGGATATGAGCAAAAAAAGGAAACGTCGAGTTCGACAACTCCTAAAAAAAAATAATTTTTATTTAAAAATTGTTTTTTTTATGTCATACTAACGTTTATTATTTCTTTTAATTTATATTCATATTGTATTCATAAACTTTGCACTATACAAATCATTATAATCAGAAATTATAAATAAAAATTACTAAATTATTAAAATTTTCTAGGTTTATAATAATGTCTAAAACTATAATAAATCTTGAACAAAATGGTAGATTATTTCCAAATTGGGTAATGAAAAATTTTAAAAAGTTTATATTACCTGAAATTATTAGAAAAGAAGGTGAAGACCCTTGTAATGAAACTATTATTGCTAATAAATTAACAATTTATCAAGAATTTATTGGCGAATATTTAAATTATCGTTCACCTTTCAAAGATATGTTAATTTATCATGGTGTTGGTGCTGGTAAAACTGTATCAGCTATTAATGTTTATAATATTCTTTATAATTATACTCCTAAATGGAATGTTTTTCTTTTAATTCCTGCTGCATTAGAATATGACCCTTGGATGAAAGATTTAAAAATTTGGTTATCTAAAGAAAATAATGAAGACAGAATGAATAATTTAATTTTTATTCATTATGATTCACCATTTGCAGATAGAGATTTTTTAGAAAAGGTTAAAAAAGCAGACAGTTCTAAACAATCATTATTTATTGTTGACGAAACACATAGATTTATCACTAATGTTTATAATAATATTATTTCTAAAAAAGGAAAAAGAGCTCAAGTAATTTATGATTATATTCAACAAGAAAAAAAGGATAATCAAAATACTAGAATTTTATTATTATCTGCTACTCCTGTTGTAAACACCCCTTTTGAATTTGCTTTAATTTTTAATTTATTAAGACCGGAAACTTTTCCAACAAGTGAAGCTATTTTTGAACAATTATATATTTCTAATACTAACTATCAATCATTAAATGAAAATACTAAAAATATGTTTCAACGAAGAATTTTAGGATTAGTATCTTATTATTTAGGTGCAACTCCTGATAAATTTCCTTCTAAAACTATTTTTTATAAAAATATTTTAATGGACAAATATCAAGAAGAAATTTATAAGCATTTTGAAGAAATTGAAGAAGAAAGAGAAAAAATAAATAGAAAAATGTATCGTGGTAAAGTAGGTGAACAACCATCAACTTATAATGTTTATACACGACAAGCATCTAACTTTGTTTTTCCATATATTAATGATAAAATAAATGGTGAATTAAGACCAAGACCTGGTAAATTTAAAATTAAAGAAGAAGATGCTATTTTAATAGATGAAGGTAAAGAAGTGAATAAAATTAAACAACTTAAGTTAAATGATAAAGAAGTTATAGCTTATAATAATGCAATAAAATCATATTTAACTGCTTTTATAGATAATTTAAAAGAAAAACATAGTCAAGATAAAGACAAAAAACATACTTTAAATGATGATATTAAAACTTGGTATATTAAATATCAATCAAGTTTTTCTAATTTTTTAGCGGAAGAAAAGATAAAATCTTCTGTTTTTGATATGTTATACATATGTTCTCCTAAATTTGTAACTTGTATATTTAACATATTTAAATCAAAAGGTCCTGTATTAGTTTATTCAAATTATGTCGCAATGGAAGGTTTGCAAATATTTAAAATTTATTTGGATTTTTTTGGATTTGTTGATTTTCATAAAGATTCTGAAATTAAATATCCTAATTTAAATGTAAATGGGAAATATGATAATTTTAGATATATTGAATATCATGGTGCTATTGATAGAGTTATTAGAGAACAAAATAAAAAAATTTTTAATGATATTGAAAATGTTAATGGAAAGGTTGTTAAAATTATTATGTTATCACCGGCTGGTGCCGAAGGTATTACATTAAAAAATACAAGACAAGTTCATATTTTAGAACCTTTTTGGAATGAAGCACGTATCGAACAAATTACAGGTCGTGTTATTCGTTTCTGTGTACATAAAGATTTACCATTAGAAGAAAGAAAAGTAGATGTATTTAGATATAAAATGATAAGAAAAAGTGGTAAAGAAACAGCAGATGAAAAGATGGAAAATATATCTCGTAAAAAAAATAACTTATTGATATCTTTTATAGAAGCTGTGAAAGAAGTAGCTGTTGATTGTGAATTATTTAAAGCACATAATATGATGGGGTCAAAATATAAATGTTTTCAATTTAATGAAGAATCATTATTTGAAAAACCAATTGGTGCAGCATATCAACAAAAGATTGAATATGATATGAAAATAGATAATGGTTCAAATGCAAAAGATTCATTGAGATTAAAAATTAAAGTACGAAAGATTCGAGCTGTAAAGAAATTAGAAGATAATATATATTCTGAACCAGAATATTATTGGTATTATGATAAATCTGGTATTGTTTATGATTATGATATGTTATTTCCTGTTGGTAAAATTGATAAAGATTTAAATAATAATTCAATAAAATTAGATAATGAAACTTATATAATTGGTGATGTAATAGATATTCCAGAATTTAAACTTTATTAATAATTATTTAAATTTATATAAAAATAATTTATAATAATAATTAATGAATCAAAAAACTAAAAGATTAACAAATGATACAAATTATGTTAGACCAAAAAAAACAATCCAAGATACTTTAACAAAAGAAGATATAAAAGAGAAATTAAAAGATTATAAAAAAGTTAACGATATTACTAAAGTTTTAATTGGTTCTCATATTAGATATTTTATTAAAGACTTAAAAACAAAGAAACCAATGTTTAGATTAGGTGGAAATCTAACTAAATTTGGTGAAAATTATGAATATTTAATATTAAGTAATGGACAATTTTCTTGGAGTGTTCAAATAAATGAAAATAATGAATTTTGGGTTAAAATAAATTCTAAAGAGATGCAAGAACAAATACAAACAGAATTAGAAGAAGTTATTTGTGATAAATATAAAAAAAAATATGAAGATATGAAAAATCAAACAGATTATGTTGTTAAAATGTTAAAAGATCAACAAAAAGAAAATGATAAATTAAAAAAAAAACTAGATGCTATAGAAGAGGTAGCAAAAAAAGAATCAAAAAAAGTATCAAAAAAATAGTTAAAAAATAGTTAAAAAAATAGGTTAAAAAAATAGGTTAAAAAAAAGGTTAAAAAAAAGGTTAAAAAAAATAGGTTAAAAAATATTAATTTAAATATATTATAAAAAAATAGGTTAAAAAATATTAATTTAAATATATTATAAAAAAATCTTTATAAGTATATATAATGGGAAAAGAATATACAAGAACTCTTAATAATTCTAATGTAGAAAAAAAATTATCTAAAAAACTATCTAAAAAAAATTCTAAAAAAAATTATAATTCAAAATCTAAAAAAAATGCAAATAAAAATAAAGATACTAATACTTCGGAAGAAATGTTAAAAATTTTAAACTCCGATACTGACGTAATGTATCAATCAAAAAATAATAATTTACCAAATAATAATTTACAAAATAATAATTTAATACCTTATAATGGTGATTTACCTCAACAATATGTTACTATGAATCAACAACAAATGAATCAACAACAAATAACTAATATTGGAACAAATTTACCTTCCGATTTTGATGCTACTATGATACACCAAATGGCTCCTTTACAAAATAAAGAAATGTTTACTAATTTACATAATTTAAGTAGAGGTCCTGATATTAGTATGTCAAATAATAACTTTAATTCTGTATCAATGCCACAAGATCAAGGAAATAATACAAATTTTTCAAATTTAAATATGTTAGGTACTTCTAAATTATAAAAAATTGAATATAAATAATCTTCGAATTTTAATAATTATTATAATAATTATTAAAATTACTGTATGGCTTTTTTTGAAAATTGGCAAAAAAAACTTGTTATTGATCAATTTGAATTAGTTGGTTATAGTTTAGGAGCATTTAAAACAGGACTAGTTATATTACCTTTAAAAATTTGTTTAGATGCTGGAGTAATTAGTCAATATGAACCAAATTTAATTTTAATTACACACGGACATAATGACCACGTCGGAGAATTATATAATATTTTAATTGGTAATTCTAGAAAATTTAAAGTACCTGTTGTTTCAACACCAAATTTAATTAAATTAATTGGAAATTTCTTAAATTCAAATATGAGTATGAATTGTGGATTTAATAGTAAATATAATAAATGGGAACCTATTGGATTAGTTCATAAACATAGATTTATAATTCAAAGTAAAAATATAGAAATTCAATTATATAAAATGGATCATACTGTAGAATGTATTGGATATGGTATTTTAGAAATTAGAGATAAACTTAAAGTAGAATTCATAAATAAAACTACTGAAGAATTAATTGATATTAAAAAAACATATAAAATTACTGAAGAAAAAGAGTTTCCAATGCTTTTATTTTGTGGTGATACGAGTAATAGTATATTAAATAATTTACCATTTGATAAATATCCAGTTGTTATTATCGAATCATCTTTTTTTCATATTGATCATATTATAGAAGCAAGAGAAAAAAAACATATTCATATTTCTGACTTGGAACCATATTTTATTAAATATAAAGAAACTAAATTTATATTAATTCATTTTAGTTGTAGATATAATTTTGATGAAATTAAAAAATATCAAAAAGAGTATCAAGAAAAATATAGTAATATTATTTTTTTTATATAATAAATATAAATTATTTCTTTTTTTTAACATATTCACCAAATAATCCATCAACAACATTATTTGATTTTAATGATTCGCTATAATTTTTAATTTCTTCTTTTGTAACAAATTGTTCTAATAAATAAAAACCTTTTTCTGTTTTTATATCATCAATTTTTAATTTATCTGGATTTTTATAAAAAAAATAATGTTTATCAAAATAAATTTTTATAAATTTTCCATTACCTTTTTCTCTATTTTTAAAAATTCCTAATAAGGCAAACCATTTATTTTTAATATCTTTTTGAATCTTAATTAAAATTCCACCATAACCATATTCTTCGGTTGTTAATAAAAAAAATTTTATTAATCCACCTGGTTTTAATAAACTAAATTCTTCTAATGTATGAATATAATTATAATCTAATAATTCCATTTTATATTTTTTTTTCCAAATTTTATAATTTTTTAATCCATCTTCTCTTGGATCTATATTTTTTAATTTTTCATCAAGATAGTTTTCTTTATCGATAAACATTATAATATATTATAATAAAATTATTTAAAGAAAATATACCTTTTATAAATAAGTATGACCGAATATCAACTAACGTGGTATGATAAATATTTTAATACAAATATAAATTATGATAAAAAAATAATTAATGAATTATTAAATAAATTAAATAATAATCAAAATACAGTTCAAAATAAAGTACTTCAAATTGAAGCAGAATATCAAATAAAATTAAAAGAAATAGAAGAATTATGTATTAATTTAGATAAAATAGAAAAATTAAAAGAATATAATAGTTTAAAGATTCTTCAGAAAGAATTAGATATAATTAAATTATTAACAAAATATTCATTACAAAATAATCAACTTAATTATACATTTTTTATGAATTCATTAAATTTATTATTTTCATTAAGTGAAACATTACGAATTAGATTAGGACAAAAAGAAATTAATGTAGAAAAAAAAACTTATTCTGATGATAATATTTCAAGATGTTCTTATAAATTTTGTAATTTTAAAGATGCTTGTAATTATAATTATAACAAAACTAAAAATATGTGTTATCAAGACCATTATGTTCATAATATGGTTAGTGCTGATTTAAAAATATTAATAGACTATATTGAACAAAAATATGGTGATAGTAAAGTTGTATTACATAATAAAGAAATTTTAAAAACTATTAATACTTTATCATTTGTAATTAATCATATGGAAAGTGAATTAAAATCTAAATGTTTATATTTACAAGAAAATGAAATTGAAAGTTGTCATTTTATTAAATTTAAAAATATAGATACTTAAAAAAATTGATATATATAGTTATTTATAAAATAGTTATATATATTATAATGTCTACTATTGTAATAAAAAGATTAACTAAAGAATTAAATAATATTAATAAAGAACCAATTGAAGGATTTACACTTGATGATTCTTCTAATATTATGATTTGGAAAGGTACTTTAGATGGTCCAAAAGATACTCCATATGAAAATGGTAAATTTAAAATTCAAATTACATTTACTGCAGAATATCCTATTAAACCACCAAATGTAAAATTTTTACAATTTATATTTCATCCAAATTTTTATAAAGACGGTCAAATTTGTGTAGATATTCTTCAAAATCACGAATGGTCTCCTTCTCAAAATGTTTCCACAATTATTTATTCTCTACGATCGCTTTTTATGGATCCAAACCCATCATCTCCTGCAAATAGAGAAGCCGCTGATTTATATATTAAAGATAATATAGCATATGTTGCTAAAGTAAAAGAAAACATTAAATATTATATATAATAATTATTTATTAATTATTTATATCTAAATTTAATTAATAATGAATTTTTTAAATAATATTCCTTTTTTAAAAGGTTCTAGTAATCCTAATGATAGAATATCTTTATTTTATGCTCTTATGACTATGCTTCCTTTTGGACAATTATGGGCACGTATTTTTTGGTTGGATGGCTCATTAGATAAAAGTTGGTTACTCTTTCCTATACCTTTTTTTGCTCCTCCATTTAGTATTATTCCAGCTTTAGCTATGTATTTCGGATTTATAAAAAAAGGTCCTGGTGGTCGTCCATATGATATTTATATGTGGATTCCTATTATATTTAAATTTTTATTAGCATATTTAGTTCCTATGTTTTTACAATTATTTAATGAAGAAGATGAAGAACTAGATGAATCCAAAATTTTATTATATTCATTTATTTTTCAAATAGTTATAGGTATGATACCTAATTTAATTAGAACATATAAAACATGTAATAAACTAACGTTCAACTCGTTTGGTAAAGCATTTGTTGATAGTACAATAGCTATTGGATTTAGTAAATTAATACCTTTTATTTTAGAGTGGATGCCTTTTATTGGTATAATTATATCAATAATTACTATGATTCCAACTATTGGAGAACAAATTGAAAATATTTTTTGGTCTATAAGTTTCTTTTTTAGTTATGTATTTATAAATATGATTAATGGAAATAATATAAATAAATATTGTAATACAGGATTCTTTGGAAGAGATTCAATGGATACATTTGGTTTCATTTTTATGTTATTTATTACATACATTTTATAAAAAATTTAGTTCAGTATAAATTATCTATATTTAGGTTCAATAAAAGGTAAATTTAATTTTTGAAAAAAATCTTCTTCTGAATTTATTTTTATTTTTGTACCGTCTTCTTTAAATAATCCATATTCAGATAATTTAAGTTTAAGTTTTTTTGCAATTGTTCTCATTTTTTTATTTAATTCAACAGAACCTGTAAAATATAATAATGCAGAATAATAAGCATCGTAAGATACAAATCGAATATCAATTCTTCTTACTGGATTTTTTTTATATTGTGCAAATCCCATATATTTAGTTTCGTAATTTTTATCTGTTATATCATCAATTAATAATGGTTTATCATCATTTTCTTTCAAGTCATTTTTTAATTTATTTATAACTCTTTCTAAATGATTAATATTATCATCTGTATTATCTTTTAAATCTAATTTAGATATTAAAACATCAATATCACCCGATGTTGGTTTTTCTCTTCTATATGAACCACATATTTGATAAATATATTTTGATTCATTATCTAATTTATAAAATGTATTCATTTTACTTATTGTTTTTTTTATAAGTTTATTAATTTCATCAATTTCATCTCTAGGTATATTTTTTTTATAAACTCCATAATATTTTAAACCTAATTCTATTTTTTCATTAACTACAAATTCTTTTTTTTTTATTTTCTGTTTTAGAATTTTTACTGATTTAATACCTTGATTATAAAATTCAGTAGCTAACGTTCTACCAATACCAATTACTTCTTCTAATTCTTCAATAATTTTTTCTTTTTCAATACTTAAATCTTGAAAGTCATTTAATTCAGACAATTTACCAGATTCTAAAATTTCTTTAATCCTTTGAATAGTATTTGCACCTATACCATCAATATCTTTTAATTCAAGATAATTTTTTAAAGTTATTTTATCAGGATAATTTTTAAAAATTGTTAAAACTGAATTTAATTGTTTTAATCTAAAATTATAAGCAGTTATATTTTTGTTATCTTTTTTTTTAACAAATTCTTCTCTTTCTTTTTTTTTAAAAGCAATTAATCTTTGAAACTCTTTAATAATATTTTCATTTAACATTATTAAAAAGTAGTTTATAATTAAAAATTTAAATTCAATTTTTATTATTAGTCAATTTTAGTATCATTGGTAGAATCATCGGTAGAATCATCGGTAGAATTTGTATTTCCAGTAAAAAACCAAATTAATAACAATATAAATATAATTACAAATATTATAATTAGTCTATTTATTGTTATTAATGAGTTTGTTGGTAGACTACCAGGTGTATCTACTGATGGAACACCCTGTTCTGCTGGTGCTGGTGCTGGTGCTGGTGCTGGTCCTGGTGCTGGTGCTGGTGCTGGTGCTGGTGCTGGTGCTGGTGCTGGTGCTGGTGCTGGTGCTGGTGCTGGTGCTGGTGCTGGTGCTGGTGCTGGTGCTGGTGCTGGTGCTGGTGCTGGTGCTGGTG